CATCCATGTTTTCAATAACTTGCAGAGAGGGATTTTGGGCCTCCGGTATCATTCCCTTTAAAACCGTTTCAGCCCCCCTCAAACGGCTATTTTCGGCTCGCTTGCGGCACGGTTCGGAGCAATAGGTTTTACCGCGCCACGGCGTAAACCGTTTGCCACATTGCAGGCATGTTTTTTCAACCATTCTTGCGACTATCACAATTTCTCAAAAAGCTCCAGCCTTAGGCGTTAAAAGTGGCCCCGGTTTTTTCCAGATGCGAATTCGAAACCGCGCCGGCGCTTTTCCGCCTTAGGCGTGAAAAAGCCCCGGTTTCGATTTGAACGCCGGCTCGAACGCGCCTGGGCTGGCGCAGTCCTAAACCGCCGCGAAAAGCGCCCCACCCCCGAAATCGCTTGACTTTCGCTTGGCTCCTGCTAGCGTCCACGAACCGCCCCGACTGGCCCCGCGCCAGCCGGGGCGGCGGCGTTTTCGGGCTTGTGATCAGTGTGATACAGCGTGATCAGGGTGTGATCAGCTCTTTCTGATCACAAAATTGTAGAACCCGCACAAGCACTTAGGCGCCAAAAAGGCCCTTGTGATCAGGAAATCGAGAAAATTCCCTCGCACGTATACGCGCACGTAACGAGCGCACCGCTCGGGGCGCTGGCGTCTCCCTTTTTTTTTCTCGCGTGTGCGTATAAAAATACCTGATCACACTGATCACACTGATCACAAAAAGAATATAAGTATACATTCAAGGGGTTAGAGAATTCTACTGTGATCATGTTGTATAATTATTCCTGTATCACACCTGTATCACAACCACAATTTAACACATATAGCTTGACCCCTCGCTCCGCGTATGCAAGTTCATACACATGCTGACGATTGTAGGCATCGATCCCGGCCTGAACGGAGCGTTCGCAATTTGGCGAGACGGCGGCGTTATTCGCCTGGATGATATTCCTCGCTTCGCTAAATCTTTGAATATCTACGCGTTTTCCAAAGAGTTCACAAACTGTAAGATTGACTTCGCCCTCATCGAAGACGTTCACGCGATGCCCCGTCAAGGGGTTTCGAGCACGTTCACGTTTGGGCGCGCCCTGGGGGCGGTCGAGGGCATGCTCGCCGGCTGGGGCGTTCCTATTTCACATGTGCGCCCCCGTGAATGGATGAAGCATTATTCACTAACGCCCCATGTGACAGCCCTACAGAGAGCGGTCGAACGCTTTCCCGAGTGGACCTCCAGCTTGACGCGTAAACGGGACCACAACCGCGCCGATGCGATTTTGATTGCCGGCTATGGCGTGCATGTGTATAAACGTTTGCGAGAGGATGTGTGATGCCAACGCCGCTTAAGCTGTTCGACTACCAGGAAGCCGGCGTCGAATGGCTCAAGCGTGAGCGATATCGTTTATTGGCGTGGGAGCCTGGGGTAGGCAAAACGCCGCCGGCGGTGGTCGCATGCGAGGAGCTTAACGCCTATCGGGTCTTGGTGTTATGTCCGCCCATCGCCACTGGGGTGTGGGTTTCGCATTTTCGCAACTGGGCTCCGTCTTACAGCGTTGTACGTGTTTTTCATGCCCGCGAGACTCCGAACGCTTATAACTGGGCTAAGGGCGCCGGCGTCCGGATCGTGCCTTATTCGCAGATCTCGCGCTTAAATCCGGTGATCGATGCGCTTAAGGGGTTGCGCTGGGACGCGCTCATCCTTGACGAGACCCACGCGCTCAAGACCATAGGAAGCGTTCGCACCCGGCAAGTCTTGGGCGAAAAGTGCGACTTGTACAAATGCATCGCATCCGCCGCCGCGCGTGTCTGGTGTCTGACCGGGACGCCGCTTCTGAACCACGCGGCTGAGTTTTGGCCCATGCTGCACGCGCTCGCGCCCGAGACGATCGCCGTCCAGAACCAGAAGCCGTTGAGCTACGAGCAGTTCGTCGATCGTTTCTGCGTCACCAGACCAACATTGTATGGGGTTCGTATTGTCGGCTCCAAGAACGCCGACGAGCTTTCCCGGCGGGTACAGCCGTTCATGTCGCGCAAGCGCAAGCGCGACGCCGGCCTTCCTCCGCTTTTGTTTTCCGAGTATGTTCTTCCCCGGGAGGCGTATCTCTCGCCCGGAGCCAAGGATCAGCTGGCGCAACTGACCGGCGGTCTAGACACGCTTGATGACGACGAATTTCTCGCCGCGCTTGGATCGGGTAAAGTCCATCTGGCGACAGTGCGCCGCATCCTGGGCGAGGCGAAGGTCGCGCCGGTGGTCGAACTCGTTGACGACATGCTGGAGACGGACCCCGACCAGAAAGTGATCGTGTTCGCGCATCACACCCGGGTGATCGAGGAGCTGCGCCGGCGTCTGAACAAGCACGGGGCCATCGTGATCGACGGCGGGACGTCGAACGTCCCTGGCGCCAGCGGCTATTCGGCGCGCGATCTCTTGGTTGAGAAGTTCCAATCCTCGCCCTTGGCGCATGTCGCCATCCTGCAAATTCAAGCGGCAGGGACCGCAGCCACCTTGACAGCGTCAAGCACTGTGTTATTTTGTGAAGCGTCGTGGGTGCCTAACGAGAACGCGCAAGCAGCATCCAGGGCGCACCGTGTGGGTCAAACAAATCCCGTCACGGCGCAATTCATCACATTGCCCGGCACGCTCGACGAACGCATTCAGCGGGTGCTGGCGCAGAAAGCAAGGGAGATCGGGCTAATCCTCGATCCGGTGTGACATGGACGGACTTTTCTTGCTCCTGGCGATCCTCGCCTTCTTCGTGGGCAAGTTCTGCCTGCTCGCGTGGCTGTTAGCCTGCGCGTTCTCGACCGACGTTCGCATCCAAGTGAAAAAGTGAAAGTGGAACTTGCAAAATGACCAAGATCCAACTGATAATCGAAGCCGACAGCGCCCGCCATCTGGCGAGCGTCATCAACCAGATGGCGCATCGCTATAAGCAGGACGACGAGCCGGCGCTGGAGCCGAGCGAGCCGGCGTCAGCGAAGGGCAACGGCTCCGGCGCGCCGGACGAGACCGCGTCATACGCGCCGCCGGCGGCCGGTTCGGAAGCTCCCCCATTTCCACTGGAGAAAGAACTTTCCGGCGAGCCGCCCGTTGCCCTTAAGCGCAGTCACCGGAAAGCCAAGACGCCCGAGCCGCCGGTCGAACCCGAGCAGGCGCCCGAGGCTCCCCCGCCCGAGATCCCGCCGCTTGACGATCTCAAGAAAGGGATCACCGACGCGGTCCTGATCGAGCCGCATGGCGGCCCCATCCGCACCAGCCTTGAAACCCTTCGCCCCACTCTGGGCATAGCGTTGATCCGCAACGCTAAAGAGGAGCACCGCGCGGCGCTTTGGGCGTTCATCCAGGCGCACAACATCGAATTGCCGAGCCAAATATGAAAGGAAACTCCGATGGCGACGCATTCCAAGAAGAGCAAGTACGCCAGGAACCGCCATCCGTTCTGGTACAAGGCGCGGGTAGGCAATGGGACCGAGCACACCTACAAGACCTGGGCGCGCGTGATCCACGCCATCAAGCCGGTGACGTTGACCCTTACCGCCCAGCACGTCGAGCGTTCGATCCGCGAGAATGGCCGCGGCGACACCGCGCATTGCTCGATGGCGATCTGCACCTACGAGCACGCCGACGCGTTTCCGCATCCGATCGCCGGCCACGTCGATTGGAACTATTCGCGCGCCTTCGTGGTCAGCAAGGTGGACAAGTCGGGGCTCCCCGACGAATGCGTCGCCTACGAACACCGAAGCTCGATAGCACGTAATCAGGACAAGCCCGGGGGTCAGCAAAAACTTCTGACTAAGCTGCAAAAATACGGCGATGTGACGGTTGAACTCTATCCAATCCGAAAGCGTTCAAGACCGGGACGCAGCGGCTTGCAACGATTGACGACCGGCGCGCGGCTCAACCAGGCTCCGCATCTGCACGGCGCGCGGCTGCGCTATTCGGCGACCTTGGATATAGGCGTGACGCCGAAGCTATGATCTTCGAGCATCCGCATTGAAGAAACCCGCGCACGCGCTTCTCGCGCCGTCGAAGAGCGAGATCTGGCTCAACTGTCTCGCCGCGCCTTCGCTGTGGCTGCAGACGCCCGAGGCTCCCGCCGGCTTCGCCGCCAACGAAGGCACGCTTTGTCATACGCTGGCCGAGGCCGCGCTCCAGATCGACGACATCCCCTGGACCGAAGGCATGCGGTTCAAGGTCGAAGACCGCGAGATCGAGATCACGAGCGACATGCTCAATGCGCTACAGCTCTACGTCACCCTGGTGGCCGACTTGCGCGATAAGCTCGATTGGAGCCATGTCGAGCAGCGTCTCGACATATCGGGCCTGTGGACCAATGGCGTGTCTGCGCCTGCAGATGTCTTTGGCACCGGCGATTTCATCGGCTGCGGCGACGAGCACAAAGTAGGGTGGAATATTCTCTACGTCGTCGATCTCAAGTACGGCCGGGGCCACTCCGTCCAGGTCGAAGAGAATTCGCAATTGATGATCTACGCGATAGGCGCTTGGTATCGATTACTGGCCGAGCGCCCTGACCTCGCCAAGA